CAGGCCTCTAATAAACGATAGCAATATCTAAATCACACGAAACAGACCGCCTTTTGGCGGTTTTTTTTCGCCCATACAAAAGGTAATTAATCATGGCAGCAACAACCAGTACGACTCTTGACGATCTCTTTGTCAATATCATCGCTCAAGCGCGGTTCACCGCAGAAGAGCAATCACTCATGCTTGGCCTTGTCACTCAATACAACATTGGGTCTGAGGCAGGTAAAACAATCCAAGTACCAAAGTACCCTGCAATAGCCGCAGCAGATTTGACTGAAGGTTCTGATATGTCATCAACGACTGTTAGCACTTCATCTGTCTCTGTAACTGTCGGTGAGGTTGGAGCGCAAGTTCTTCTCACAGACGTAGCTGAAGATGGTGCGGGCAACCCTGCTGTTGAGTTGGGAACTGTTCTTGGTAACGCTATTGCGACTAAGATGGATAAGGACTTAATCGCTCTGTTTGATGGATTCTCATCTTCATTTGGATCAGCCGGTGCAGAGACTACTGTTGCCGACCTATTCAAAGCAGCCGCTACTTTGCGAGCAGCTAAAGTTGTTGGCCCAATGGCAGCAGTTATTCATCCTTTCCAAGCGTATGCAATTAAGTCTGGACTAACTAACACATTTGCTAATCCAAACGGCGGTGATCTCCAGAATGAAGCAATGCGCAACGGTTATGTTGGAACAATTGCAGGCATCGATGTTTATGAGTCTGCAAATATCACTGTTGATGGATCAGGTGATTGTAAAGGTGCTGTATTTGCACCAGAAGCAATCGCTATTGCAATAAAGCGTGACTTTAACATTGAGCCACAGCGTGATGCATCTATGCGCGGTACTGAGTTAAATGCAACTGCCGTTTACGGTGTTGCAGAGTTAGATGACTCTTACGGTGTTGAAATCCTTGGTGATGCAACTTTGTAAGCTAGATCAGCCTCATCCTTTCGGGGGTGGGGCTTTTTTATTGGAGTATTTATGGCATTTTCTACAGATGCGGATTTATTGGCAATTGCACCAGACATATTAAGCCTTGGTATTGATTCATTTTCTACAGAACACGCAAAGGCGCAGGCTGATATAGAAAGGCATATCCGAGCTAATTGGTGGGATAAAAGAGGATTCTCTGGCGAGCTTAAGCCGCAGTATCTAACTGATTCTCAATGGACTCGATCAAGTGCCTACTTAGTTCTTTGGAAGTACGCTCTACCTCAACTGACTAATTGGGTTGATAACGATAGATTCTTAGGGATGATAGATTTTTATAAGTCACGTTATGGCGAGGAGATCGAGGCTGTCTTTAAAGACGGTGTTGAATATGACGATGACAATGACGGAACCATTGATGAAGATGAAAAAACGCCTATTAACGATGGTCGTTTAGTTAGATGAGCCTAGCTGTCAAGGTCGATATCAGGCCAAAAACATTTAAAGGAATTGCTAAAAAACGTCAAGAAAAAATTAAATTAGGTATTCAGAAGGCTTTATTTAAAACAGCATCGACTGGTTTAAATATGATACAGGACAAGACTGCCAAGGGTGTTGATGTTGATGGTCGACCTTTTAAGCCATACAGCGAAAAATATGCTTTTTTTAGAGCAAAAAACGGACGTACACCTGTCAATGTAGATTTAAACTTTACTGGACAGATGATGGCAAACATGAGCGTTAAAGCTAATAGCAAGAGAGCAGAAATTTTCTTTTTGCGACCTAGCGAAGGAAAAAAAGCATTTTACAACAACAAAACCAGAGAATTTTTTGGATTTAGCCGTCTGCAAGAAAAGCAACTAGCAAAAACATTTGAGAGGTTCTTGCCGTGAGTATTCGAGAGTTGATTGCTGAGAATATCGTTCAAACGCTCGAGGATGTTCATACACCAATACGGCTGTCATACATAACCCGGCAGCCATTTGATTTTGACAAATTATCAAACGCACAGTTTCCGGCTGTTCTAGTTAGAACGGCTGATGAGAATCGTGAAGATTCTACCGTGGGCGGCTCAATCGGCAAGCGCATGGGCACTATTAACTATGAACTGGTTTGCTTTGTAAAAGGCAAAGAAATAGACCAGGCAAGAAACAATATCATCGAGACTATTGAAGAGGGTCTGGATGTTGACAGAACTAGAGGCGCTCATGCGTTAGATACTCAGATTGTCTCTATAGAAATTGACGAAGGTCAAATCGATCCCATCGGTGGGGTTATTTTAACGGTTCGCGTGATGTATCAATACACTCGCGGCACAACATAGAGGAAAGGCAAGATGGCAACAGTAACAGGTCAATCAGGTGTCGTGAAGCTCAATCTAGCAGGGCAATCCGTTGCCGTTGTTGGAGAGATACGTTCGTTCACAATAGAGACTACCGCAGACACTATTGAAGATTCTTCAATGGGTAACACTTCACGCACTTACAAGGCAGGTCTTGATGCAAGCACTGTCACAATTGAGTGCTATTGGGATCAGGCAGATGCACAGCAGTTAGTGCTTGACTCTCGCGCTAGTGTAGATTTTGAAGTATCTCCATCAGGAACTGGATCAGGTTCCAAGAAATACTCTGGCACAGGTGTTGTAACAAGCAAGTCAATCAATGCGTCCTTTGACGGCATGGTTGAGGCAAGCTTTAGCATACAGGCATCTGGTGCGGTTACAGAAGGCGCTCACTAATGGGTTTGGCTAGGGAGTTAAGAGCAAGAAGGACAATACCTCTGCGCGAGGTTGTTGTTGAGGCTTGGTCTGATGAAAAAGGCGTACCGTTCAAACTCTATTGCGGTTCTATTAGCTGTTATGACTTAAATGAGTTGCAAAAAAAGCATCCTAATTTTCTTGAGAACACGACAGTCGGAGCAATGGTTGATCTGATTCTTATGAAGGCAATGGATGAGGCTGGTGAAAAGCTGTTTACCTCTGCTGAAGATCGTATTGATCTAATGGGTGAGGAGACAACGGTGATCTCTGAGATTGCTAACCAGATGTTTGCAGAGATTGAAAGTCCAGAGATAGCTGAAAAAAACTGAGACGCGATCAATCGAGGATGAATCTTTTGTCTTTGGCTGATCGCTTGCACATGAGTATTTCGGATGCTGAACAAATGCCGGTAAACCATTTCAATGAGTGGATGGCGTATTTCAAAATAATGAGTGAGAACAATGGCTGAAAACACGAAAATTATTATCAGTGCTATTGACAATACTAAAAAGGGTTTTACCTCAGTTGGTCGCGCATTAGGCGGTTTAACTAAGTCTATATTTAGTATGCGTACAGCGTTGGTCGGAGTTGCAGGTGCAGCCGGGTTCGGTTTACTTGTTCGATCCTCATTAAATGCCACTGACTCATTAGCTAAGACTGCATCAAAAATAGGCACTACCACCGAGGCTTTAAGTGGTTTGCGTTTTGCGGCAGAAATAACTGGCGTTGCTACGACCACGATGGACATGGCTCTGCAAAGGTTTACGCGTAGAACAGCAGAGGCCGCAAAGGGTACAGGCGAAGCAAAAGGCGCGTTGCAAGCTTTAGGAATTAACGCTAGACAGCTAATTGACTTACCGCTTGATGAAAGGATGCTTGTCCTTGCTGATGCGTTTGCTAAACAAACAAATGAGTCACAAAAACTTGCATTGGCATTTAAGTTGTTCGACAGCGAAGGTGCGGCCCTTGTTAACACGTTAAGTCTTGGCCGAGATGGTCTTTCTGAGTTGCTTGGAGAGGCAAGAGCGTTAGGGGTTGTCATGTCCTCTAGCGCGGCAAAAGGAGTTGAAAACGCAACAGACTCTCTTACAAAACTTAGAGCAATTACTAAAGGACTGCGAGATCAATTTGTTGCGGCACTTGCCCCTGCTATCGAGTCATTGACAACGCATTTTACAGATTTTTTCAAAGAAATCTCAGAAAAAAAAGGCGGTGTTGAGCAGTTTGCAAAAGACATGGCAAAAGCTTTTTTGAATGCAAGTCTTGTTGTCGTAACGTCTTTAGATACTATCTTGACAAATGTTGGACTTACTTTTCAAGCATTCAGAGAAAACATTCAAAAATTCAGAGAAGCTGTAAACAAATTTGAAATTAGTGCGTTAGAGCGAAAACTAAACAGACTTCAGGAAGCTCTAGACATAGTAATGCCGGGCAATGGTCAAGAACCTGAAGAATTAAGCTTTATTCAAAGAATAAAATTTGGCATCAAGACTTCTACACCTACTGAGTTTGATATTGCAACTTTAGCTCTGCCTATTCAAAAGGAACTCGATACACTTAGAGCTAAATTAAACGAAACTCTTACTCCAATTGATTTGTCAAACGTGATTGACGTTTCAGAATTCGAAAAAACCATCAACAGCCTAATTGCAATTATAGACGGTGGGGGCGATGGCCGAGGTTTAACTGGTACTGTAACTGAATCTGTTAGCAAGATACGGCAAACATTTTTAGACTGGAAAGACAGTTTAGGTGATGTTGATTTAGCGTTGCAAGATGTTGCTAAAAAAGGCATGAACCAATTTACTGACGCATTTACTGATGCAATTACTGGCGCAAAAAACTTTGCAAGCGCAATGAAAGACATGGCTAAGTCAGTTGTTGATAGCCTTATAAAAATGCTTGTTCAGTATTACATTACAAAGCCTTTATTTGATGCGATAACTGGTAGCTTTGGTGGTCAATCATCCTCTAACATTGAGAGTAGTGCTAACTTTGTTGGGCCTAGATTGCCTTCTGGCAATGGCGGTGGATTTACTGGGTACGGCTCACGATCTGGAGGCGTAGATGGAAAGGGCGGTTTCCCTGCAATACTTCATCCTAATGAGACAATCATTGACCATACAAAGGGTCAGTCATCAGGTGTTGTAGTTCAGCAAACAATTAACGTAACCACAGGCGTACAGCAAACCGTACGTGCTGAGATCGTACAGTTAATGCCTCAGATAGCTCAAGCGGCTAAAGGTGCTGTTGCAGATGCTAGATTGCGCGGTGGTAACTTCTCTAAAGCAATGGCGGGAGCGTAACCCATGCCTTTAACCTTTCCCTCTGTTGGCATACAGAATATGTCAATGAGACCTCATCCAGTTGTCTCTGTATCACAATCGCCTTTCACTTTAGATACGCAAACACATATTCACCAAGGATTTAGATGGGAAGCAGAAATCTCCTTACCGCCATTAAGTCATGCGGAGGCTAGAAGTGTTGAGGCATTCATTGTTCGTCTTAAGGGACAATCTGGGACTTTCTATTTTGGCAATCCTTTACATACAAGCACTATTTCGAATGGTGCTGTTAGTAGTGCCGCTATAAGAGCAGAGACATTTGAATTGTCATCTGGAGCATCAGTTGCTTTACCTGCCGGAACGTATTTTGAGCTAAACAATTATTTATACATAGTTACAGAAGATAAGGCCGCTAATGAGGCAACGCTAAACTTTCAACCGCCTTTACGGATTGCTGTTAGTTCAGCCCAAGCAATTAAATACAACTTACCTAAAAGCACTTGGCGCATGACCTCTAACGAGATTGGCTGGTCAATAAACGAGGCAAGTATGTACGGCTTTACGTTTGCTTGCTGTGAAGCTTTATGAGTAGAACGCTTACTAGTGCTATGCAGACGATGGCAGCAGCCAAAGTCTCGCGCCCTATCTTTCTTGTTCGCATGGTATTTGACCAGAATATTGCAGCAGGGAGTTTTCTTACAGGCCATAAATATAAAATAGTCAGTGTCGGCAACACAGACTTTACAGCGATTGGAGCATCATCAAACACAGTGGGACTTGATTTTACTGCAACAGGTGCAGGGTCAGGAACTGGAACCGCAAGCGAAAGCCCAAGCGAATTAAATGTCTGGACAGGCATGGGCGATCTAACCTATGACAGTGAAACCTATACAGGGTTAGGTGATCTGTTATCAATAAGCGAGATTAAAGAAACCTCTGATGTCAGTGCAACAGGAATAAACGTAGCTTTGACAGGTGTTAAATCATCGCTGATTGCTGTGGCTAAAAACCACGAATATCAAGGTCGAGAGTTGACAGTTCGATTAGGCGCATTTGATGACTCTGGTTCTCTAATAGCTGACCCGGTAATTATCTTCTCTGGCTTTATGGACACGATGACAATTGCCGAGGCAGGGGAATACTCTACGATTACCATTTCTGTAGAGAATAAGCTTGTTGCCTTTGAAAGGTCTAGGGTTAGACGGTACACAGCCGAAGATCAAAAGATAGATCATCCTACTGACAAAGGATTTGAGTATGTAACGGCCATTGTTGAAAAACAGATATTATGGGGAAGGCCGACAGGTACAGCGCAAGGTGGCGGTAACAATGGTCATCAAGGTGGCGCGGGCAATAATAATGTTAGTGATATTGCATGATTATAAGGCACGAATGCCTTGCTAATGTTAAAGAAGATATAAAGCCTTTACTTGAGAAGCATTGGCAAGAGACAGAGCCGAACCAAGAAACAATTGCACTTAATCCTGATTGGGAACAGTACGCGCTGTTAGATCAGGCCGGGATATTGCGAGTCTTTACCGCAAGGGATAACAAAGAATTAGTGGGCTATTGCGTAGTAATGATTTCTAAAAGCATTCATCACAAAGATCACACGTTTGCATCGACAGACGTTATTTATATCAAGCCAGAGTACCGACAAAGCAAAACAGGATCAGACCTCATTAAATATGCTGAAGAACACTGTATTGAGCAAGGTGTTTCTCTTATGACGTTGAACATGAAAACAGAATTTCCCTTTGATAACTTAATGCTACGCATGGGGTTTAACCTGCTTGAGCGCGTTTATCACAAGTGTTTTTTAGGATAATAAAATGGCAACAGTAGTATTAGCAGGTTTAGCGGCAGTTGGATCAGCAATGATTGCCGCAGGTACTTTTGCTATTGGTTTTAGTGCGGCTTTTGGGGCTTTTGCAATTGGTGCAGGTTTATCACTAGTGTCTCGCGCCCTTGCGCCAAAGCTAGATTTAGGCACTCAAATGGGTGGTCGCTCTGTAATGACAAGAGAGGCGGCTCACTCTCGAAAAATCGT